CCAATTGCTACTGTTCCATCTGCATAACTTGGTATGCTACCACTTCCATCAGTAGTCAATACTCCACTTCCAGCTGAATCACCAATTAATACAGTTCTATTTGCTGTAGTAAGACCATCGCCAGAACCTCGACCTAGAGATGTATTTCGAGTTCCTGTTGTAATAGATAATAAAGCACTTGTTCCAACTCCAACATTATTACTATTGTTATTGCCACTTGCTCCTACTCCTGCATTTGAACCAAGCCATGTATTA